CCTGTAACAGAAGTTCCAGTACCTGTCATACTGGCTTCATCTAATTCTTCATCGCCTCCATCTCTACTATCCATCCATTTTCTAAATTTTGCTGCAAATTCACCAGCATAATCAGCAGCTGCAAGTTCATCATTTTTAGCGTAAATATCTTCTAATGTATCTAATATTTCAGATAATGAAAATTTATCTGCTAATTCTTCTAAAGCTGCTCGTTGTGAGCCTTCTATCTTAGGTTCAACATCACTTAAGTAGTCAGACTGTTGTAGATCTTTCTCCTTAGCCATCATTTGTTGGACTTTGGATCTTTTTAATTCATCATCCTCTAAATCTGGAGTAAAGTCATCTTGCTCCTTTAGTTGTTGTTTTAACCATTGTTCAGCCTGCCATTTATGTATGTCAAATTTTTTAGCCATGGATTTCTTTTAATTCGTTTATTAATTCGTAATAATTTAATAAGTTAGTAACATTATCATCATGTACATTTGATTTTTTGTTTACTAAATTAATCATATCTTTAGTTTCTTTTAATTTAATAGCAATTGCTTTATCTTCAACTTTTTTAGAATATTTTATTAAATCTTTTTTTATTTGTTTTACTTCTTGGTTTATATATGCTTTAAGAGAAGGACTATTAGTAACATTATTAACATATTCTTTTAATAATGATTTTTGATTTTGAGCTAAATTATTATATTTTGTATTAAATTTTTCTAATATTACTTTATAAGTAAGTAATTTTGTATTTTTATCCTGTTTATTATAATTTTCTAAAACTGGATTTTTAGATTTACCTTTTGGTAATTCAATTATATGTTCTAAAAGAGTTGATTTAGAATTAACTATAGATGTAGGAGAAGCTTCTTTATTTTCAAGTAAGTTATAAATTGAAGCTAATATTTTATAATTATTTATTTTAGATTTAAAAAAATTACCTACGTCATAATTATTTTTGATTTCTTTAATCAAGTTGTATTTTTCTCTCCTTAATTGACTTTTACTTAAATTTTTATGAGCTTTCATTAACTCCTCAATTAACATAGTTGCTTGAGATTCCCTTTTATATTTTTGGTTTATTAAAGCATGATATATTTGATATTCTTTAAATAATTCAGTTTTAGAATTGAAATGTTTTTTTAGAAAGTCTAAAGACTTAGATGAATTCCCCGATATAGTTTCAGCAGTTAACTGTCTAGTAAGGAGTTCAAATAAGATTCCAGTATTCTTGTACTTAGAATGTTTTTGTTTCATTATAATGCACTATATATTTTTGTCTATATATAAATATAGAGATATTTTTAAGACTTAATATTTTCTTCAGATAAAAGTCCTGTTTCTTCTTCTTCTTTTAAAATTTGTTTTTTATTTTTAAGTTTTTGAAGAGATCTTTTTATATTAGCTACTTCAAAAGTTGAAACTTTATTAGTATCTTTAGATTTTTCTGGACCTTCTGCTTCCTGACCTTTTTTCCCTAAAGGATCTCTACTAAAATTACTTTTATCAGAACCATAATCTTGTGGTTTTTCTATAGGACGTCCTGGGTCTTTTTCATCATATCCTGTCGGTACTTGAGCAGGTCCTACAGCTTTATCTCTTTTATTACCATATAATGAAGCTAAATCATGAGGAGTACCATATGATATTCCTGATTCTACAGGGTCATTTCCTTCATTTTCAAGTTGAGAAAGTCTAAACTTCTGCATAGCATCATCTAACATATTTTCTTTTTGATCCATATATTCATCTGGAGATAACCCATAAATATTTTCATATACCCAATCTTTACTAAATATTTTATTATCTACCATAGTTTGAGCTACTGTAGTTTTTGCTGTAAATAGTTCTATTTTTTCTTGTTCGTATATAACAGATGGAGTAGTTAATTCTAAAGAAAAATCAACTAACTGTTCATCACTAAATCCTTGTGAATATAAATGTACTAAAGCAATTTTAGTTAACTCTGATTCTAAAATTCTTTGAATTCTTTCTACTGTACGAGCAAAACGGATATCCATACCTGCTAATGTTGATTTTCCTTCTACTCCTTCCTCATAACCTAAAAATGGTTTTGGAATTTTTAAAGCAGCCATCATTTTAGCTTTTAAATATTCAATATCAGTGGTACCATCATAATCTAAACCTTTTGTAGTATCAATTCTTGTTGATGCATCATTACCTCTAATAGGGATAAAGAAATCTTCAGTCATATTTTGGATATTAAACTTAAGATTATAATCACCTGTGCTTTGGTCTATATAAGGGGTTTTTTTCATTTTATTAGCAGTATCAGACATAAATTGTTCTACCTTATCAGGATCAGTATTACCAATATTAATGTAAAATACTCTTTTTTCAGGAGCCCTCATTATTCTATGGATTAACATTGCGTCTTCCATTAACATTAATTGTTTAAATACTTTACGAGCAGGTTCAAGAAATGATCTACCATAAGGTAAATAATTTGAATCTGTTAATAATCTAAAATGAGCTACTTCATAATTTTCTAAACTAAATTGGTCTCTTCTAACAGTATTAGTAGCACCACTTGCTAATCCATTAGGATCAAGAGTAAATCTAGTATAAGAAGGATTTTCTGGATCTGTTCCTTCTTCTCTTACTACTTCGTAAACGGATAAAGGTATAACATTATAAATACCGAATTTTTCAGATACTTCTAATTTTAAATAAAAGTCTCCATATTTAACCATATTTCTAACCCAAGTAGGAAGATTAAATTCTATATTTAGAACATCATAAAACAAATTATGTAATACTTTTCTTATATTTTCATCAGAAGAATTAATATTTAAAGTTTGACCATATTCATTTCTAGCAGTAGTTTCATCTGACATAATATCTAAAGCAGCTGCTATAATAGGGTCATGATCCATAGCTTCATAATCACTATAAAGCTGTAACCTCATTGATTGATAGTTAAGTGTAGGGTTATATTGCAATGATGACCCTACAGGTCTATGTAGACGTGTAAATCTATCATATAAAGAATTTGTAGCAAGATTTCCATATTTTTGGATTCTTGCAGTATCCATTACTTTAAGTCTTTTTCCTCCTATGTTACGGATAATAACATCACTTGAAAAAAGTCTTTGTAATCTTGAAAATAAACTAGTATCTGCCATATTGTTTGTTTTTAATACATATTAATCTAGAAGCCAAGTCAAGTCTTGTTGACCTTTGTCTCCCATATCTTGTGACCATCCGGCCTGTTTTTTGTTTACTCCACCACCTATAAAAATAGGAGGAGTACTTTTTTTCCAATTACCTAATGCGGCATTTGTTAAATCTAACCCTTGTTGTGCAAATTTAAGAGCTGTATCTCTTACATAACATGCTGTTGCCAGAGCCATAACTAAATCATCATTATATCCCGTTTGTGCTTCTGCTCTTCCATTTTTCCAAATAAAAGTACGCATTTCTTCCATAGTTCTTTTTCCTTGAAGGGTTATTGATTTTTCTCTTAAATAAGCATCTAATTTTCCTATTACTAATGGTCTTGTTTTTAAAGACATTGTAAATCCAGGAACCATTTTAGTAGTATCTATTATATCATGTCCTTTAGCTAAAAAAGCATCTGCATTTGTTGCTGCATCTCCTTTAGGAGAATAATATAAATTTTTATAACCTTTATCTATAACTACTTGTATTGTATTCCATCCTATGTTTGCATTTTCTATAACTAATAATGCATTATTATATTCTGTGGCCACAGCTACTAACATATGTCCATATTCTTTAGTACCTATTTGAGCTTTAAATTCTGCTATTTGTTTACTTTCTTTTATATCAATAATATGAAAAGCAGAATAATCTTTACTATCTCCCCTTGCTACATCGGCTACTACCATATAATTTCTATTATAATCAGGATATTCCCAAACATGAAAACTACCATCTATCCCTCTTCTTTCTACAGGATCACATATACCAGTAGTTTCATAATGGTTTAATAATTCAGGACTAAATACAGTATTACCTGAAGTTGTGAAATCACAATCACATTCTTGTGATGCCATTCTATGACCTAATTCATCTTCTTGTTGGCTTCTCCAAGCTTCATCTCTTTCTGGATGTACTGTCCAAGGTAATCTAATAGGTAAAAACCCATTTTCTCCTGTTTCTGCTTTAACCCACATTCTATGAAAGAAGTTTCCAGTTCCATTAGGGGTTGATAATACAATTGCTCTACCCCCCGTTGATAGTGTTTGTTGTGATGATGCCCAAATTTCTTCTATTCTATTTTCTTCAATAAAAGCAGCTTCATCAATTATTAGTAAAGAAATAGCTTCTGATCTACCAGCATCACTTGCTGCTGATACTGCTTTAATTTGTGAACCATTTTTAAGCCGGAGGGCTAATTTATTATTTTCTTCAAAACCAAGTTTAAGCCAAGAAGGTAAATTTTCATACATAAATTTTACCTTTGTTACTAAGTTTTTAGCTGTATCTTGTTTTGTTGCTATTACAAGAACATTTATGTCTTTTTGAAATAACATATACCATAAAGACATACCTGCTGAAAGAGTAGAAATTCCTAATTGTCTTGATTTAAGTATAATATTTCTTTCATTTTTATTTAATAATCCTAAAACTTTTTCTTGAAATGTAAATAAATTAAATTGAATACGACCTCTTGTAGGATGTTGAATCATACAGTACTTTTTCATAAAGTATACAGGATCTTTAGCACACTTTAAGTATTCTTGTTTTATTATTTGTTTAATATTAGGTTGAGACATATATTAATACATATTACTTAAAACAGATTTTATTCGGTTAACTCTATCTTTTGTAGTACCAGATATATCTATTATTATACATTGATCTTTATATTCTGATATTATTTCTTTTATCTTATCATCAATATATACTCTATATCTTTCATCTGTTTCTCTAATACCATTATCTTCTATAGGTATAGAAAGGTCATTTATATAAAAAATAATACTATATTCTTTTATAAGATGACTTAAAGCATTTTTTAAAGAATTTTTTTCTTCTTTATTCATAGCTTCAGATAAAGCACAAAAAGCCATAACATCAATTATAGTTCTATCTGTTATTATTTTTTCTTGCATTAATTCAGCTGATCTTTCAGCTGTAAATACGAGTTGTCCTTTAAATGTACTATCTGTATTTAAAGGTATCCCTAATGAACTTAAATATTTACTACGTTCTGTTCTAAAAGTGTAATCTTTAAATTCAGCTTCTTTTTTTAATGCATTTACTAGTGTAGTTTTTCCTACACTCATTGTTCCACATAAACCTATTTTCATATCTAATGTCTTGCTCCTTTCATTCCTGATTGCTTATACCAAGGTAATCCTTCTCCTGATTTTTTAATTTCATTCCAAGTATCATAATCATATTGAATACCATTTAAATACCATTCTTTTACTTTTTGTTCTTCATTAATTAAAGCAGGACCTTCCCAATTATGTAATTTATTTTCTCCATTAATTTCTAATGAATAAGCAGTTGTTTTAGAACCATCTTCTTCAATTTTACTTAAAGTTCTTTTTCTAAACTTTTTTTTACCTCCAGTTCTTCTAAAACCTTCTACTTCTACATCTCCAAATTCTTTCATATTTTTAATTATTTTTTATTATATTTTCAGCTACATATGTACCTTGAGCTCCTGATACTGTAATACCTCTTGCTGATAATGCATCACCTACAAAATAAACATTAGGAAACCTAGTAAGACTTAAATTTTCGTAATTTACTAAAGGTTCAGGTGATAAATATTTTACTTCAGGCATGTAAATACCCCAATCATCTTTTAATGTTGGGAATACTTTTGTCATATCTTTAATAAAATCAATTATATGATTACCATGTTCTCCTAATGCGTCAAATAAGGGTTCTGTATTTTCTACTACTACACATCTAACTAAATTACCTTCTGATGTTTTTGAAGGTATCCTATTACTAGGTGAATAATATGTGCCTGTTTCTCCTACTTGTAATTTTTTAACTGCTTCTCTTGACCAATCAAATGGTTTATCTATACCTCTAATTTCCATTAATATACCAAAATTAGTCATATCATTTCTGTATGCTTCATCTTTTTTAGCATGGCCATTATAAGAATGATTACCATAAGTATCTTCTACAGCAACATAAGCAGCATTGTTATTTGTACAAAATGATCTTAAACTTACATTTTCTAATTTTCTATATAATTTAAAATCATATGATATGTCAATTAATTTTTGAAAATGATGTTGTGGTGCTTCAAATCTAACTCCTATTTGTACTGGTTTTGGTTCTGTTGGTAATTTATATTTTTCAGCTAATTGCTTTCCAAAATCAATTCCTGATTTACCTACACCAAAAATAAGTTTATCATAGTTAAATTGTGAAATGTCTGTATAGACTTCCTGTTTGTCAAAATCAATATTAGTTACTTTTTCTTTCCATCTAAAATTAACTCTATTATCGGTCAAATATGTATACCAATTCTTGCCAATTTCATGTAGATAATCGGTTCCTATATGCCATACAGGGAATAATCGCAAACCAAAATAAGGCTTGATAAAATCAGGTTCTTCTACGGGATGAGAACATTGAATTACTTCAGGTTTTGGATGAAATCTTCTAAAATTATCAATAACCTGATCCATTAATTCCATAGCTTTTTCATCACCACAGTATTTAGACATATGACCTCCTATAGATGTATGATAAGTTAATTTACCATCTGACCATCCACCAGCACCCATAAAACCTGTCATTACTTCTTCAGGTTTACGATTAAAAGGATCATTACCCATATCAATTATAGTAATGTTACCTTTATAATTGTTATCAACTAATTTTGTAGCCGCATTTACTCCTGCGACTCCTGCTCCTATTATTAATGTATTTTCCATATTATTGTATATAATAAAAAAAGAGCTGTAGACCAAATAAGGCCACAGCTCTTCAAAATTTTGTTTAAATCGTTCGGCTATGAATCGAACTATATATTATTTTTTTCTTTTTTCTAGTGATCTACCACCAAAATAAGCACCAATCACTGTAATTAATACAAGTTGAAGCAAGTCTGTCCATTTTTCTTCAACAGTAAATTTTATAGTTCCTGCGTCAATAAATATCATAAGAACTGTAGAGACAACAAGAAATATAAGAACCATAGGTCTTACATTTTTACTTAACCAACTGTCGCTGTTCATATCTGCTTGCCAACGATCAGTTATATTACGTTCCATTTCAGCTTCATGGCTTAATATAACTTCTTTTAATTTTCTTTTTGCTTCTAATTTTTCTTCATCTGTGGTTATAACATTATCCAATACACCACCTACCGATTCAACTAGTTTACTAGCTCCTCCGGAAAATAATTTGTTTAAAACTCCCATTTTTTTTTATTTTTTTGATTCATATTTAAAATTATCTTCGAAATCTCGAAGTAATAAGTTTCCTTCTAAGTATGCTTCTTTTTCCATATTTCTCATATGTTCATCATCTTGTGCATACGTTGGAGATGATGCATCTCCTTTCATTAAATCACCCCTTTCATTTTGTACATGATGAATCATTTCATGACAAAAAGATCTAAGTATATCTTTAGGGTGTCTATTAGTTATAAATACAACTATATGACTTTCATCTGGATCATAATAGGCTGTACGACCAAATACTTTTTTAGCATTTTCTTTATCTTGACGTAAAGAAAGTTTAGGTGCTTGTTGGATATTAAATTTATCCTTAGCATCTTTATATATTTCTCCAAATTTATTTTTATAATCCATTATGCTTCAGGTTCTTCAGGTTCTGGTGCTGGTGGTAGTGGAGGTGGTGGTGGAGCAGATGGAGATTTAGGGGGTGGTCCTCCCATATCCATATCTTCCATATCTTCTTCATCCTCTCCTGTTTTTATTATAGGTTCAGTCATTAATCTATTAATATGCTTAATGGCATAATTTTTTTCTGCTATGTCTCCTATAAAATATTCTTTTGTTCCTATTTTTACCATTAAAGAAAAAGTTTCATAAATTATATCAAAGTATTGATTATTTAAAAGAAATACTCTATAAGATTCAGGAATAGAATTAACTGCTTTTAAATTTTTTACAAAACGAATTAATGGATTCATTTTAAGGGTTTTTGTTAAAGCATATTCAATTTCTTGAGGTATTTTAAATTTTCTATTTTCTTCTTTAATATTAATAGTAACACCATCAACATTATCAACATCATCTAAAACTTCTACTTCATCAGTATCTATATTGATTTTGTTTTTTCCTTTTATTTTTTCTTTAGCTTTTTTAGCTTCATTCATTAATCTTGTTGATAAAACTTTATTATCTATTTCAATCTCATCTTCATCTATTAAAGGAACTTTTTTAAAGTTTTTAGTTTCTGTTTCTAATTCTTCTAAATCTAATTTATCGCGTTTTAAACTTTCGTGTTTTTTTCTTGCTTTCCCTATAAATTGTTCAGGAACAATTACTCCTCTTTCAGCATAAAGTTTTAGTATTTCTTCGTCAGATTTTCCTTTATCAAATAAATTAAAAAATTTAGCCATAGCACCTTCGAATAAAATTTCTCTTTTATATGAATCAATATATTCCATTAAATTAGAATTTTTCCTTAATTCCATATATTCATTATATAAGGATTCTGCTACTGGTTGTTGAGGTGTTGCTTTTTTCATATCTCTTTTGGCTTTTTCGTATTCTTTTCTCATTTGGGCTACACTAGTTGAAGCTGCTGCGGCTGCTTGATTTCTAGAAGATCTCATTTGATCAAGACTGGTAATTGCTTGTTCAATTCCTTTTTCTGATTCTTCAATCTTTGCTTCTAAACCCTGTATTTCTCCAGGTAGGGCTTCTCTTCTTTCAACTTGTTCTGGTGTTAATTCTAAAGTATCTGTATCATTTAATCTTCTTAATTCTTCAACTAATTTTGTTTTTTGTCTTATTAAAGATTTTTTATTACTTACAAGTTCTGATAATTTTCTTTCGGCATCTGATATAGCAGGACCTTGGTCTGCATTGGCTTTCGCCGCTGCAGACTCTGCATCTTCAATTCCTAATTTTTGTATCTCTAAAGTATCATCTTGATTATCGTCTGTTCTGTCTTGTATAGCTTTTTGAAGTTGAGCTATTCTTGGGTTTTGTTCTTGTAAATTTTCTTCCCATACTCCAGGTAGTCTTGTTTTTGGTGATCTTGTAAAAGGATATTCATCTGTAGGTATACTAGCTTTTGATTTAGCTTGACCTTGAGTAGTTAAAGTAGCATTACCATATGCTTGTTCATCTATTTCCATTTCTTCTAAGTGTTGTTTTATGAATTTTTTTAATTTTTCATAAATAGGGAATTTAGATGTATTGTAATTAGGACCCGGTGTATCTCCTATTCTTTGTCCTCCTTCAGCTCCATATCTATTTTGACCAGCATACCAATCCATTTCATCACTATCATCATCGAAAGTAATTCTTTGAGCTTGTCTAGGGTTTTGTCCTCCTTTTACAGGGGCTCTACCTCCAGCTCCTGTTCCATATTCTTGGATAAGTGATTTAATAATATTTTTAATTTTTTTCTTCACTTATTTCTTTTTTTACATGTTCACGACGTGTTTTAGCTGCTTCTTTTATTTTTTTAGTAAATTCTTTTTTATCAACTCCTCCTACCCATCTTTCAACTACACCATCTTCAGAAACAAACCCTTCATTAGTTGTATTAACTAAGTCTAATAAATAAGCTTCAGTTTCATCTATAATACTAAGAGAATTTCTATTTTTTAAATGTTTTAGATAAGAATCATATTTTTTATCTATTCTTAGTTTATGTTCAAATTCTACTACACAACTATGACATTTTTTATGTATTTTGTAATTACTTTTATCTAAATGATGTTTCATTATTTTACTACATTTAGGACAAAATAAAGGAGTAAATGCTTCTTTTTTAATTTTATCTAATTTTGAAACTGTTTGTTTTATTCCATTTTTTATAGTCCATGTTTTTTTTCCTTCTATCCAAGTATCTCCTTCTTTATAGGTTTTATTTTCTTTTTTATAACCTATTTGTGTGCCTGTAGAAGCATCAGTATTGCCCGTAATTAAATTACGGGCTCTTTCTACATCTTTTCTTTTAAATTCTTTTTTTAAACTATTCATAACTTTTTAAAATCAACATCTATTTTATTATAATTTACCCCATAATATCCATTATCCATAATACTTACAGCTTCATTTATACCCATACTTAATAAATCTTGAGCCATTGTACCTGACCAAAGTGTATTATCATTTTTATAGTTAAAAGTATAAATTGGTATTCCAGATTTTGAAATTCCTGTTTTATTTATATTTTCTTTTAATCTAATATCACTCTGTATTGGTACTGTAGGTGGTGTCCAACTTGGATCTAAATAATCTGTATCACAGCTTCCAGGTGCAAAATTGTATCTTTCATTATTTACATCTTCATATACGTCTATAACTTCAATTACTTCCCAAGAAGAATAATTCATATCCTCACATGCACAACCACTACCACAACACTGTACCATACAAGTTGAATATGCTGCAACAGGAACTAGGACAGGGTTTAGAGGACCTCCTGTATTTGCGTACCCATCTTCTGTACAACAGCACGAAACACTATCTCCACAATCCACATCATCACAACAGAAATCTTCTGTTGTACAACCACCATTTTCAAGTAGTAAGTTTTTTACTCGGCTTCTTAACCTTTTACTTTCATTAATTTGATTATCAATAGGTGTTTTTTGAGGGAATGTAGGCATTGTAGGAGTTTCCGAAGGACTACCCATAGCATCATCATAAGCTTGTTGAAAAGATTTTTTAGCATCATCATAACTTTGACCTTTTCTATGTCCATAGTTCTGTGGTAAATTCCAAGCATTATCTTGCCATGGAGGACCAAAATCATCATAAACATCATCCCACCATGTATCTCCACCTTCACCATCAATATCGAAATCACCAGCGTTTGAATATCCTACTTCTGCACAAGCAGCATATACGTAAGAATTAGCACCTGTACCCGGTGCTTGAAGAGGGGTCATTGTTCCATAAATATATGCACCCGCTGGTTGGTTTTGATCATAAACTACGGGTCTATTTTGCCAACACCATTGTTTACAAATATCACAATTATTATTATCATTTACAAAATGTGGTCCATCATTCCATTGTGTTCCATAATCATTTCCATCAGGATATGGTTCTTGTGGAGCTCCATAAGTAGATTCGACTAAAAACATATTAGCATTCATGCCTAAATCAGTAACATTAGGGGTTTGCCATTTCCACCAAAAATCTGCACTTGAGTTGCTGCTTCCTATTGATGGAGTTCCGGTGTAAGGTCCGCTAGAACCATTTTCTGGTATAGGCATATCTTGTAATGTTTGATCTTCAGGAATAGTAGCTCCAGGAAATGCCCACCTACATAAACCTTTTTCTCCTTGATTATTTGTAGCATTTGGATCAAACCAACACCCAACTGCTCCTCCTCCTGTTCCTGTATCAATTACTGGAATTTCTCCAGGTTCAAACCCACTTGAACAAGCTCTACCTTGAAGGATCCAAGCATCATCAGGTTTAGCCATTACTACGTCTCCTGGTTCTAGATTTGGATCAGTACAAGTTACTTGTATTTCAGGGTATTGTTGAATTTGGCTGCCTGGACATGAAACAGGTGCTGGGGAGCATTGTTTCATTATTACATCTGCACATTCATTTTTAGGATATTCACATTCTGAAAAACCTTGATCATCATAAGCTTGTTGCCATCCATCTGCTAAAGCATTATCATGCATTCCAGTACCAAAAGGACAACACCAACTTCCATTACCTGTAATACAATCAGCATCATAATTTAATGCGTTAGGATCAGTACATGCAAATCTTAAACAACATTTTTCATCATCACCTACTGTATGGTAATCTTGATAATTATAAGCTTCTTCAAGCATACAACCAGGTACATAACAACATTCAGCGTTTTGTGGATCAGGGAAATTTTCTATTGAATCATCCTCACCAGGTTGACATCCCCAATTATCTTCATTCATTGTATATATCTGCATTCCCATTTCATTTACAACACCAGACATAGCCTCTCCAGGAGTTGATGATGCTCCACTGCCTGGAACTAATTGATCCATTGAAAAACTTTGATTATTAGACCAGCTAGTTACAGTAGTATTAGGGTTACATCCCTCAAATATACACCCACCTGGTATATAAGTACCATCATTTAAATATTCTGCAGGTTCTTCAGGGCAACCTGTGTTTCCAGGACATGGAACACTTTCTGGTGTCCAAGAAGTTCCATAAGGACTAATACCATCATAATAATTAAAAGCATTAGGATCATTACAGAAATACCAAGCACATGAACCATCATCCTCTAAACCTTCAGTATCATCATAGTTAATTGCTGTTGGGTCTGTACATCCTCCTGGTGCAGGGTAAGTACAGTTAGGGAAATCTACACCAAAGTCGTAAGTATCACCTAAATAATTATCTGGCCAGGTATAATCTGGGTCATTTATACTAATAATATAAAAATATTCTTCTCCCATACCATAATCGACTTGATCACTCCATGGAAAGTCAGATACTAAATAATCAGTATTTACACATAATTCTGGATTTGAATAACATACATAATCTTCACTTAAAGGATCCATACAAAGGTTAGTCATATCACAACCATTCTCATCCATTACATTAGCGGGATTATTTGGATTATAATTTGCTGCTAAGGGTTCAGGACATCCTGGAATTTCTGGTACTTGTAAGTCACAATATGTTCCATCATCATAACACGCATTAGCATTGTAATTGTAAGTAAAAATTGTAGCACCATAATCATCTATAGTACTTGTATCATCCATACAACCTGCTATATAACAACAACCTGCTGCTGCAGTGTCAATAAAGGTATTAACATATGGAGCAGTATCTCCATTATTTTCTATTGTAGCATCTTCATTATAATTATAAGCATCTGGATCTGTACAACCAGCACATGAAGTATATTCACAACTTCCTGGTGTGTTTGCAAGTTCATTGTAGTTACATGCTGTAGGATCCAGACAACCTACTACAAATTCATCTGTACAATCTCCTTCTATCCAAGTTATAGCACCTGCAATATGTGTTCCTCCACTACAAACAGTAGTATTATCAGCAAGTGGCATTCCTGTACCACAAACATAATTACCATAATTTGGATCTAAACACCCTTCATGGGCACATAATCCATTTTCAGTTACAAAGGCTGTTAAAGCTTCTCCTCCTGTTGAATCACCACAATATTCAGGGAATGTAAGGCAGAAATAAGCAGTATTATCATTTGTACCATCTCCACTTACTCCTTCAATGTAACACCAATCAAATTCACAAGAAAGATCTTGTGTTAAAGTTACTGGATCTGATGTATATCCTGCATCTGGTATAAAATTTGTAGCATTTTCATTAGTACAACCATAACATTCACTTCCAAAACTTAAATTATCATTAAATTGCCAAACCCCCTCGTCACTTATTTGTACTTCATCCCCGTCTGCAAGAGCATCTAAATCTACCCAAGCATGAAAATGATTAACTGTATTTCCAGGAATACCCTCCCATTCATCCATAGTAACTCCTAATCCATCTATTAAATCCCAATCACTTTCTAAAGGTGCTATACCTGTACCATTATTATTACAATGCATTAATAGTTCTCCATTTGAAAAATCTCCACATGGAACTTCATTTCCTGTATTAGGATCTTCACAGTATGAAGAAGGACAATAACATAATCCTCCATCTACTGCATATGCTCCAAATAATTCAAATCCATCTTGTATGAAGGTGTGATGATCATTTGTTATAGAACAGCATATATATTCTTGAGGTATTCCACCGGAAGCATTTGTAAGAGAATTACAATAATCTCCTTCATTTAAATCCATCCAAGAGGGTGGTGTATAACCAGGGGTCATTGAGAAAAAATAATCTGAGACAGTACCGTAATCTAAAGTTTGTCCACATAAAGGTAGTGAGGTAGGATCTGGGCCCCCTTGTTCAGGTCCAAATCCTACTGGACTTACATTCATAAGTTCCCACCAAGGTGGTTTTACAAAGTCATCTTCATCATCCTCTGGATTCCACTGCGCTGACTTTGGTTCATCTTTTATCAGAACATCACCAAAATCTTCTAATAATATTTTTTTGTATTTTCTTGGATGAATATTAGAAAATTTTTCTATATATTCTTTTAATAATTTAAATTTGTTTTTTTCCATAATTAAAAATCTGATGATAACCCTCCTAGGATAAATTTTCCTGTTATTTTAAACGGCACACTTGCTATATTTTCGTCTCTTATTACTACTCCTTCATGGTTTTCAACTGAACCCATAGGAGAATCTAATACTTTAAGTACTTCATCACCTAATTTTTCGGTTGCTAAATAAGTTGTGAAGCCTTCAATTGCTTTTTGTTTGTCATTTTCATCTTCAAACAACTCATCTATATTACTTCCATTAAGGAGAGTAGTATATACTTGTTTAGAGACAGCTCCAACTTTCTTTTTAGAGTTGTCTACATTCATAAATATAAAATCTTCTTCAGGAATGTCATTTAATTCATTTAGCCATGCTTCTAAAGTTTGAGTTTTTTCTCCCTCATTAGATACTATTGTATAGTTTTGAGAAAGTGCAGCTGAGAAATTAGGATCTTTAGTCATTTCTGTTGGTACTGAACCATATACTTCAAATCCTTTTTCTTTAGCTACTGGAGCTAAGTTATCTAATAATGATTGTAAATCTTCTTTATCATATGATATTTCTGATGATACTCTTTTAGTTAACATTTTTCTTTTTCCTTGTACTTCTTTACTTTCTATTTGATTTAATCCATGGATTGCTATAAAATTAGAACCATAATCTTGTACATTAGTTTTTCCACTTACATATTCCATATTAAATAATATATTAGGATTATCCCAAGCTCCTAATTTTTCAAGGTCTCCTTGTAAAGAGGGTAAAGCTTCATTAAACATATCTAATACTTCTCCCCCTATTTTAACCATTCCATGTCCATCTCCAAATCGAGCTTTTAAATCATCTTTTGTAATTCCTGTTATGTCTAATTCTTTTTTAGAACCTCTATCCATTACAAATTGTTTTTCACCATCTAAATCTATTAAACGTATAGAACTATTTACTCCATCTATTTTTACTGAACCTGGATCTGTTTTAAGAGATGTTGCAGATTTATTAAAAATATCTTTTAAATCACTACCTGAATTAACATCTGGTAAATTAAAAGGATGTGCCATATGTCCTGCTGCTCCTCCCTCTGTTAAAAGTTTGTTTAATTGATTAGCCCACCAATTTTTAGTAAATACATTTTCTTCTATTTTATTTTCTGTTAAATTTAGACTAACTTTATCTCCTGTCTTTATGTTATTATTTTTACAATACCCTCCTGGTAATTCTAAAACATTATCTGCTAATCCTGAATATTGAGGACATGGAGTTTTTTTACATGGGGGACATTTATCGTGTATAGTATCAATTGTTCCTTTATTAATAAAAACTATATCTAAGGGGAAATTACATCCTTCCATATGAAAGTTCTGATTAGAAACATCATCATAAGGAAAAAGCATACCTGCTTTCATTTCATCTCTACCTGCCATTCCTTTAATTTTATCCTCAAAGTTTCTCATAACTTCTACAGGTATTA